CGCCCGCCAATCAGCGCCGGCGCAACCACGACCCGGGCAACAGATGGACGTGACACTGATGCCGTGGAACGAGGAGGCCACCGTCTCCGATGACGGCGCCACCACCTACCGCGAAGTGTGGGAACCGGGCTCACTGGTGGCACCGGGGCCGGTGTCGGTGTACGACTCGCACACCACCGGCCCGCGTGGCGAACTGGTGCGCGGCCCGTTGATCGGTGTCGCCCGCGATATTGCCGACAGCGGCGACGGTTTGCACGCCACGTTGCATCTGGCCACCGATCAAGGGCGCCGGGTGCATGAGCTCGCCGCGCTCGGTGTCCCCGCGGCGGTGTCGATCGAGGCCGACGTGCCCGAGACTCCCGCCGGCGCCGACGGTGTCGTGCGGCGCACTGCCGCCGACCCGGCGACCCTGACCGGTGTGGCCACGATCCTGCCACCGCAGAACCCGGCCTACCCCGGCGCGGTGGTCACCGCGGTACGCGTCGCGCCGACCATGACGCTCGAGGAGGCGCGCCGCATCGTCGCCGAAGCCGACGGCCCCGAGACCGAAGACGACGACGACGAGGAAGACCCCGACAAGAAGAAAGATTCCGAGGAGGATGACGTGAGCGATACCGACACCGCCGGCACCACCGAGACAACCGGCCGTGCCGCGGTCCTCGAACTGGTCCGTACCGAGGTGGCCCGCTACGGCGGCCGCACCACGACCCGCCAGGCGGCGCATCCGCTGGCCCGGTTCGAGAGTTTGCAAGAGGCGATGCGCGCCGGATACGCCGACATCGAGGTGGCCCGGTCGATCGGCCGGGCGATGGTCATCGGCCGCGCTCTCACCGATCAGATCACCACCGACCCGAACACCGGCGTGGTGCACACCGGGTGGATCAATCAGATCTACGGGATCGTCGATCAGGGCCGCCCGGCCATCTCGGCGATCGGCACCGCCGCCTTACCGCCGGACGGAATGACGATCAACTGGCCGACGTTCGCCGGCGATCTGACCACGCTCGTCGGTGTGCAAGCGGCACAGAAGACGACGATCACATCGGTGAAGGTGTCGATCGGCAACGCCACCGCCGCGCTCAAGACGTTCGCTGGCGGCTCGGACATCTCGCTCCAGTTGATCAACCGGAGCTCGCCGTCGTACCTCGAGGCGTATCTGCGGATCATGGCCGCCGCCTACGCCGCGGTGACCGACAAGGACGCATGCACCGGACTGTCGGCACAAGTCACCCTGGCGCGGAACAACTTCGTGATCTACGACCCGGCCGCCGCCGACGCCACCGGCGCCGTGTTGCGCACTGCGATCTTCACCGCGTCGACGAAGGTGCAAGCGGCAACCGGGCAACCGGCGACAGTCGTGCTAGCCGGTCTGACTGCGTTCATCGGTTTGGGCGGCAAGCTGACACCGGCGCCGGTGTTCAACGCCACCGGCACCGCCAACGCGTCGACACTCGATATCAACGTCGACGGCCTCAAGGTCGTCTACGACCCGTACCTCGCGCCGACCGAGATTCTGGTGACCAACGGGCTCGCCGCCCAGTGGCGCGAGGAAGGACCGCAGACGATCAACGCCACCGACGTCGAACGGCTCGGCCAGTCCTACGCGGTATGGGGTCTCGGTCTGTTGACGCCGACGATCCCGACCGGCATCGTCGGACTGCGCACCGTCGCCCCGACCGTCGCCGACGCCCAGACCGCGTACGAGGACGGCTACCTCACCGAGGCGCCCGAGCGCGCCAAGAAGTAGAGCCGATGACAATCCCGCCCGATCCGCGCCCGCACTACGCCGACCCGACCGAGCTCGCCAAGCTGCTCGGTGTGGCGGTCGACGACCCGCGGCTCGAGCGTGTCTGCTCGGCAACCGACGCCGTCGTAGATTCGTACTACGGGTCGGCCACGGTGATCGCGAACCTGCCCGCCGATAAACCGTGGCCGGCCGTCGTCGTCGAGGCCGCAACGACGATCGCCGTCGACATGTGGCGGCGACCGTCGACACCGGGCGGCTACTTCCAAGTCGCCGACTACGTGGGCCGACTGTCGAAAGACCCGGCCGAACCGGTAGCGATCCTGCTCGACGCGCTCGGCCGAGAAAGCTGGCCCATCGCATGACGATCGCCGAACTGTTCGCCGCGCTCGCTGCCGCGCTGACGACTGCGTTCACACCGTCGGCGTTCGCGGTCTGGCCGCACGCACCGGATCAGACGTCGGTGCCGGCGGTGTGGCCACAGTTCGCGTCATCGTTCACCGGTACCGACGTCAACAGTTCCGGCCAGGTCGCCGTCGAGGTGGTCGCGGTGATCGCCCCGCAGACCGCGGCCGCCGAGCTCGCGGTGATCGCCGACGCCCACGACCGGCTCGACACGATCCGCACCGCCGCGCTCGACGCGGCGATCACCGGCCGCACCGGCACGCTCGGCACCGTGCAGATCGCCGGCGTCGATCACACCGCGCTCATCTACCAGTTCACCGTCGCTCGCGGCTTGCCGTGCTGAAAGGAAAACCATGTCTCAAGTCCGTCTGATCCCCGAGAACATCACGATCAAGTTCGCCGACGACGCCGCGTCGATCGCCACCGCACCCGAGTACCAATGTCAGGTGACGCACGCCAGCGTCGACCCGGTGCTCGCCTACAAGTCGACGCCGGCGACCGGCTGCTCGGGTGAGGTGCAACAACTCAAGGTCCCGGTGCCGTGGCAACTCAACCTGACGTGGCTGCAGGACTGGAATGGCCCGGCCGGCGGCCTCGCCAACTATGCCAACGAGAACGCCGGCCAGATCAAGTACTTCGAGTACGGGCCAACGTCGGACGCCACGCTGAAAGTGGCCGGCCAAGTCGAGGTCGCACCGGTCGGTTTCGCCGGCGACATGGGCGTGGTCGCGCTCGCCGGGCCGGTGGCGTGGCAGGTGCAGGGCGCGCCGACGTTCACCACGCCGGCACTCGTCGCCGCTGCTGCCGGTACTGCCGACGAGGGGTGAGCGCGGTGGGCCGCGCCGCGATCGAACTGCATCGCATCGCCGCCGACGTCGGCAAGATTCCCGACGCCGGACTGATCGCCGCGGCCAAGCTCGTGAAGCGTGTCGCCGACGACGAGGCGCGCCGTGTCACCGGCGACGGCACCATGAACGGCAAGCATCGCCGTCCGATCAAACTGCGGGCCCGCGACAAGTCGATCCGACCGGTGGAGCATGGCCGGGCGATCCTGATCACCGGCGTACCGGCCGGCCCGTGGGTTTGGGTCACCAGCGGTACCGCGGCGCACACGATCCGCCGCCGCAAGCGTGGCCCGATGCGCAAGATGACCGTGCACCATCCCGGCACCCGCGGGCGTGGCGCGTGGACCGCGGTCGTGGACCGCTCGAGCGACCTGGTGCCGCGCATCTTCCGTGACCTAGTGGACAGGGCGATCTAGTGGCCGGCAACGATCCGAAAATCCAGATCGACATAACGGCCCGCGACGAGGCCACCGACAAGCTCGAGGACGTCGCCGCCGAGGCCGACAAGCTCGAGAAGCTCTCGCCAGAAGTCGAGGTGACCGCCGACACCGCGGCCGCCACGACCGATATCGCCGACGTCGCCGACGCCGCCGGCCGGCTGTCGCACGACGACACGGTGCTCGTGATCAAGGCCAAGATCGACCAGGCCAAAGGCGACCTAAAAGCGCTGCAGACCGAGCTCGACCAGACCGGCGACAAGGCCGTCGAAACCACCGCCAAGCTCGACAAGGTCGACGGTGGCGGCGGTACCGGCTTGCGCGGTAACGCCATCTCCGATCTGACCGGCCCGCTCGGCGACGCATCATCGGCCGCGTCCGACTTCGGTGGCGTCATGGACGGCTTGGCCGACACCGTGCAAGGCGTGGCGACCAAGCTCGGCGCCAGTAGCGAGCAGGCCGAAAAGCTCGGCTCGGTTGTCGGCGGTTTGGGGTTCGTGGTCGCCGGCGCCGCCGCGGCGTGGACGCTGTATAAACAGCACCAGGACGAAGCCAAACGCAAAACGCAGGAGATGATCGACAAGCAACGCGAGCTCATCGGCCTCATCTCCGACGGGAACCGTGAAGCTGCAGCGACCAAGTTCGCCGACATGTACCAAGACGCGATCGACGCCGGCCGCACACTCGGCCTCACAACCCGCGACATCGTCGAGCACATCACCGGACAGAAGGACGCGCTGGTCGAGGTGCAGAAATGGATCGGCAACGCCTACGCCGGCGACACGCTCAACAAGGTCATCAACGCCACGAACACGATCGAGGATCAACGCAAGAAGTGGCTCGAGACGAACGACGTCCTCGAGGACACGACCAAGAAGAACGGCGAGATAGCCGACGCGCTCGGCATCTTGAAACCGGCATTGAAAGAGACCGGTACCGCCGGCACGAAGATGGGCGACGCGGTGGCCGCCGGCGCCGACCATGCCGCCGAGGGCATGCAACGGCTCAACGACAAGCTCGACGCCAAACGGGCGATCGAGGACTTCAAGACGACGATGGTCGAGGCGCAACAGACGATCCAAAAAGAGGGTTCGCTGACCGTCGATCAGATGCGCGGTGTCGAGGATTCGATCGTGCGCGCCGGGCAGACCGCCGGGCTCACACCGATCGAGATCGAGGCGATGATCCAAGAGGTGTCGCCGACAGACGTGAACAAGGCGTTTTTGGACACTCAACAGGCGATCGACGCCAAAGGTCCGATCACGATGCAGATACACCCCGAGCTACCGCCACGGCTCAAGATCGTGACCCGCGGCGGTACGACGATCTTGGACGAGGCGATATCGGTCGTACCCGGCGCCGCGGCGGCACCCGCCGCGCAACACGTCACGATCAACATGCCGGCCGGTTCGCGTGGCGTCGACGTCGTGCGCCAGGTCGCCGGGCAGGCTCGCCGATCCGGTCGCCGGTTCGGTGCACCGGTGGTGAGCTATGCGCGTCGCTGACCGGCCGATCCCGACGTCGATCACACTCGACCCCGGCGCGCTCGCCGAGTGGCCGGTGCGGCCGGTGTTCGCGCTCGAGCAAACACCGGTGCCGCCGTATGTGTGGGATGACGGCACCGTGTGGAACGCCGCCGCGGTACCGGTGTGGGACGCCACCACCGTCATGCCGGCATGGCAGGACGCCACCTGCGACTTCACCGGGTGCACGATCGAATACGACGCACCCGACGACAAAGGCCTCTTCCCCGCGGCGCGGGTGCTGTTGCAGATCGACAACCGATCCGGCCGGTGGGCGCGCTACAACGTCGACGGCACACCGGCCGATTTCGGCGCCGGCCGACTGCTGTGGATATGGGCACGCTCGGCGACGGCGACCTGGTGGCTGTTCGCCGGGCGGATCGCCCGCTACGACGAACGCGCCGACAACACGATCGAGGTCGAGGCGTTCGACTACTTCAGCGATCTAGCCCAACCCGTCGGCACGTACACGCCCGGCGCGGCCGGCGATCTGCCCGGTGTGCGTATGGCGGCGATCGCCGCGGTGGCCGCGGTGCCGCAACTACGGACCCGGTTCGCCGCCGGTGTCGTGCACCTCACCGCGCAGGCGACCGAGGCCGCGCCGCTCGAGGAGATGCAAACCGTGGTCGGTTCCGACGGTGGCGTGCTGTACGGCGACGCCGACGGCACGATCGTCAGTACTGACCGGTTGTGGCGTGCCGGGCGGTCCGATCAGGTGGCGGTGCCGACGGTGGCGACGAACGTGTGCTCGGCGCCGGTCGTGCTCACCGACCCGGTGCTTTCCTCGAGCGACGAGTTTCTGGCCGGTGTCGTCGTGCTCGAGAACGTCGCCCATCTCAAGGCGACGGCGACGAACGTCAACGCACCCGGCCGCTATGTGCTCGCCGTCGCCGATCAACAGTGGACGACCCAAGCCGAAGGCGACGCGCTCGCGGTGTGGACGGTGGCCCAACAGTGGCAACCGCGGATCGGGCTCGCCGAGGGCGACGTCTACCTGACCGATCCGGCGCACCCGTCGTATTTTGCCGCGGTCGATTGGCGGCGCGGCGACCGAATACGGATCGTGCACGACGCCCGCACACCGCAAGGCACCGCCCGCGTCGACGTCGCCGCGGTGCTCAACATGCTCGCCCACCAGATCACCCCCGACGGGTGGGTGCTGACGATCGGCACGACACGGGCGATCGACTACTACCCGCCGACCTACTGGGACCAGACCGCCTACCGGTGGGATGACGCCGGCGCCGTGTACGGCTACTGAACGGAGACCGCCATGACCACCATCGACGAACTAGAGGCCCGGCTCGCCGAGCTCGAGGCCCGTGCCGGTGTCGGTGTCGAACCGTTGGCCGCCAATCCGCCGATCACGATTGGCGAACTGGCCGACGTGCCCGCGCCCGGTTCGGCGATCTTGTCGGCATGGACTCAGGAGGTGTCGCGGCGTTGCCTGCACCGGTTCGCGTCGGTGGCCGCCCGCGACGCCGCCTACCCGGCCGCCGGTGCCGGCGCCGGGGCGATCTGCTACACCTCCGACACCGGGACGATCTGGACGGTGATCGGCGCGGCGTGGGTCGCCGCCGCGCCGTCGGCCCGGTTCGGTTGGTCGGGCGCCCGTGTCGGCAACCAGGCGATCGCCCACGCCACCCTCACCGCGATCATCTTCGATACCGAGTACGCCGATCTCGGCAACTACGCCGCGCCGATGCCGACCCCGACGATCACCATCCCGGCCGGGCTCGGCGGCGTCTACGCCGGAACGCTGACGTACACGTTCGGCGCTGCGATCACGGCCGCGTCGGCGTACGTGCAAGCGGGCGGCCGTCTGGTCGGCCGCATCCCGACCGACACCGCCTACGGCAACGGTGCCGTGGCGTTCGCCGGCGTGCCGCTCAACGCCGGCGAAACGGTGGTCGCCAACGTCTACCAGGCCTCAGGCGCCGGCCGAAACCTCAACGCATCACTCGACCTGTACCGGACCGGCACATGACGTGGGAACGGTTCGGCGACACCGAGCTCGCTGACGCGTTCGACGCTGCCGACCGGCCCGGGCCGCGCTCGACGTCGGGCGCGGTGTGGCTCGTCGACATGGCCGCGGTGTTGCGCGCCGCCGGCCTCGAGGTCACCGAGCAGTCGGGATGGATGACGCGGGCTCGGTCGAGCGGTGGCTATGCGCCCGGTAAGCCGTGGTGCATCATGTGGCACCACGCCGCCAGCGCACCCGACGCGTCGGCCGAGTCGGTCGCCGAGTACGCGAGCTACGGTTCCGACGTCGCCCCGGTGTGCAACCTCGTGCTCGGCCGGGACGGCGCCGTGATCGTGTGCGCGGCCGGGGCGACGAACACGAACGGTACCGGTGGCCCGTTCACGGTGTCGCGTGGCGTGGTCCCGGTCGATCAGATGAACACCCACGCGATCGGGATCGAGGCCGTCAACACCGGTGTCGGTGAGCCGTGGCCGCAGGTGCAGATCGACGCGTACTTCACGATCAACAACGCGCTCGCCGCGGCGTACGGGCTCGACCCGGGTGACTGTTGCACGCACTACGCGTGGACACCCGGGCGCAAGATCGACCCGGCCACCGCGGCCGCCGTGCAGGGGCCGTGGCGGCCGGCGTCGATCAACAGCTCAGGGACGTGGGCGCTCGAGGACGTACAGCACGAAGCACGACGACGGGCGGCCACGATGCCGCCACCATCATCGGAGGATCAGATGTATCTCGCCCATCTCCAAGACGGCACCGTGTGCGTCGTCGGCTCCGCGGTACGCCCGGTGTCCGGCGACGAGATCGCCGCCGGTGGCCCGTTCGCCAAGCTGCCGCACTACTACCCCGACCCGGCCTCGTACTGGCACCAGTGGCTCGCCGCCGGCGTCGCCGAGTACTCGGCCCGCGTCATGGTCTGATAGACGTCTATCAGCGCGGCGCGCGAAATAGATGTTTCACGAAACCGCCTGGTCAGCCACGGCATTTCGCGGGGTGTTGACGTCGACGATGATCGCGGCCAGGTCGCCGGCGTCGACTTTCGTGTAGATCGCCGTCGTGGACACGCTGCCGTGGCCGAGCAGTGTCTGCACCTTGCGGAGGTCGTGGCACTTGCGCAGCGCTTCAGTCGCCGCACGGTGCCGCAACCGGTGCGCCGACCCCGCGGCACCGGCCCGGCGGAAGTGTGCCGCCAGGCGAACCGATGCCCGCTCGCCCGGCTCACCGTGCGCCCGACCTTGCCAACCGTCCAGCACGAACTCGCTCGTACGTTCGATCCGCTCGAGCGCCGCCACCGTCTCGGCGTTCAACGGCACCACGCGCTCTTTCGAACCCTTGCCCAACACCCGCGCCTGGCCGTCGTGGACGTCCTCCCACCGCAACCGGGCCAGCTCGCAACACCGCAACCCCGACACCGCGCCCAACAAGATCGCGGCCTCAACGCGCGGATCGGCTGCCGGCCCCTCCTGCGCGAACACGAGCGCCAACTGCAGATCGGTCGCGTGGATCGGTCGCGGCAACCCCGGCACGAGCCGCGGCCGCACCACGCCGGCGGTCGGATCGTGGGCCGTGTACCCGCGGGTGATCGCCCACGCGTAGAACATGTGAATGTGCGACGTCGCACAACACCGCGCCGTCGGCTTGCGCTTGACGTGATCCAAGAACTGCTCGACGAGCTCGGCATCCGCGTCGAACACGCCGACGCCTTTCAGCTCGAGCCACCGGAACCACGCCGTGACCAGATAGTGCCGTTGACGGATCGTCCCATCCGCGAGACCACGCCGGCGCAACGCCAGCGCATGCTCGCCCCAGAGCGTCCGAGTATCCATTGAAGGGGGTGTAAGCATCTGCATAAACTACTCCCATGGCGAAACAAACCGTTCCACAACGATTCATGACCGTACCCGAGGCCGCACAGCGGCTCTCCATGTCGGCCGTGTACCTGCGCAAACTGATCCGCGAGGGACGGCTGCCAGAGGGCATCGTGCACCAACCCATCCGCGGCGGTCACTACCGGATTGACATCGAGGCGTTTGATGAGTGGGTGAGAAATGGATGTTTCACGGTTGCCCCTGATGACGACGGCGGAAAGGTTGCTGATCGGGCACCGGCATGAGTGGCGACGCGCTCAAGGCGTTTTCCGCGCTACGGCCCCACCTGGGGCAGATGCATGCCGCGCTTGATCTCTCACTCGACCGCAGCGTAAACACCGAGGCCGTCGCGGAAGTCGGCCGCCAACTCGCCTACCGCTACGACCCACAACGGCGCGGCTACGTCGACGATCGCATCGACCAGCTCGCCAAGGCGATCGGCATCACCGAGCGCAAGGTGAAGCGTTCGCTCCACGTCCTGAACCTGCTCGGAATATGGACCGCCGAGAAACACGGAGGATCGAGGGACGCGTACGGCTCTCGGCGGATACCCGGCCCGGCACTGTGCGCAACGGCGCATCGTCTCGGGCTCAACCTCTCCACACCGCAAACGGCACTCGAACTCGGACCGGTATCGGTCCCAGATACTCAGGAACTCGGACCGGTATCGGTCCCAGATACTCAGGAACTCGGACCGGTATCGGTCCCAGATACGCACGGAACTCGGACCGGTATCGGTCGAACTCGGACCGGTCTCGGTCGAACTCGGACCGATACCGGTCCACTTCCAATAGATACAGGAAAAGAAAACCCCCCTACCCCCCTTGCGGCCCCGACCCAGGCGCGCACTTCGGAGACAGGGCGGATGGAAGAAATTGTCAATGAGTACGTGCGGATCACCCTCGAGCAACTCCACAAGAAACCGAACAACCCGCGGGCCTACGCCAAGACGGTCATCGACACCGCGCTAGCCCACCCGGACTTGCATCGTTGGATGCGCGAGTACCCGCACGTGCCGGCGAATCAGATCGCCGCATGGATGCACGGCGACAAGCACTCGATGCAATACGTGAAAGCAGCGTCAGGGTGACGGCGTGGCAGGGGACCACGAGCCGACGTGCGCGTGTGGCGGATCGGGAGTCATCCGCGGCCACGCGACAAACGCTCGTGGTGATCGCTACACCGTCTGGTCTCGATGCCCGAACACCGGCCCGATCTTCCAACCCGACCCCGGCCCAGTGCTCGGACTTTCCGAGTATCTCGCCCGGCACCCGGCGTGGCCCGCGGGCCTACCGTTCGACGTCGACGACGACGAGTGGTGCCGGCGTGCCGCCCGGGCGCTTGTTAACGACCCGGACGCCGAGCAGCTCTCGGCCGACAACCCGTTGGCCCCGAGGGTGGCCCGCTACGTCCTCGAGTACCGGGAGGAATGAGATGACCGGCGACGCCTACACGTCAGGGTTCATCATCGTCAGCGCCGTGCTCATCGCGATCGCCGTCGAGGCGTGCGCCATTGCCCGACGTCGAGCACGCCGACGAGCTCGCCGACGGCCCGATATCGAACCGGTGTCGTGGCGCGCCATGGACAGAATCAACCACCGCCGATGATCCGGCCCGGGCCGCCATGGATCGAGCACGCCGCCGCGCCGGGCGGCCTGGTGGTCTACTGCTTCACCGCGACCATGCCGGCGGTGTTGCTGTTCCGCACCGAGTTACTCCCCGACGACGAGGGTGGCATCGAATCGGCAGCGACCCGCGACGGTGACTTCGTGCGCCTGCTGTTGGGCGCCGATCAGCCCGTCGTCCTGGTGGTCTACGACGGTGACACCGGTGAACGTCTACGACCCCTGAGGCCGACCACTGTGGCTCAGTGGCTCGACGGGCAATGACCAGCGCGGCACGCTCGCGGTGGGTGGCGCACCGTCGATACATCATCGAACACACGCGCGCCCTGGAGGTAAAGTGCAAACCGATGGTTGCTCATCGTGTCGAGCCTGAACACGGTACGCGTGCCCGGTACGTGCACCGTGCGTTCCACTGCAGGTGTCTGGCGTGCTGCGCCGAGAACACCCACTATCAACGGGACTACCGCCACAAGCAACGCATTGCCCGCGCTACCCACCAGTGGCAGCAACCCACCCTGCCGGGGGTGGGCGACAGGTGAGGCCGGCCGGCGACGTCTCACCGTACGCCGAACCCGAATACCGTGCCGCCCGCGCCCGGCTCGAGCGCTACCCGGCCGAGTGCTGGAAGCGGTGCGGTCGACGGGCGACCACGATCGACCATGTGCCGGCACTGGCCCGCCACGCTCACATACCGGGCACCGGGTGTTGCTCGCTGATGCCGGCGTGTGCGCCGTGCAACATGGGTGGCGGCGCTCGCATCGGCAACCGCTCGAGGACACGGCAACGCCCGTACGCGTCGCGGCGATGGTGAGATGCGCGCCGCCGTCGATTGGCAGTCGGTGCACCTGGCCGGCGCGTTCGTGCTCGGTGCAGTGTTCGCCACCATCGCCACCATCCGCATCACCCGCACTGTCGCCGGCATGCTCCGCGAGCAACGTCGACGTGATCGAGAGGACATAGACAGATGACTGAGACTCAGGCGTGGTTCGTAGTGATCGAGTTGGCCGTGGTCGCGCTCGCCGCGCTACGTCAACTGATCGGGCGATGACCCGCGAGGGGGGCCGGTTCTTTGACGGGATCGAGGTTGTACCCCCGCCACTGTCAACTTTTCTCTCTCCTGAACAGGGCCGAACCTTGCGAACCAATGTAGTTACGATCGAATCGTGAACGATCAGGCCACGCTGTTCCCGATCAAAGCGAATCGTTCGCGCGGTCGGTGCAGACGCGGATTCGACGACACGATGAGCGCGCTACGCCAACTCGGCCGCGTCGAGAAGATCGACTCGGGCCTCGTGGCGTTGTGTCGTGTCGCCGCCGACGAGCTCGACGCCGCATGCAACGATCCGAGCGAGTCGCGATACGTGCGCGGTGTGCTCGTGGCCCGCTATCACGGTGTGCTCACCCACCTACTGGCCCGACCGGACACGCCCAATGACGACAACAGCCTCGAGGCTCTGTTCGCCGCGGTGGCAGACGACCCCACCCTCAGGTAGCGCGACGATCGGCACCGAGGCGGCCGCCGCGTGCGCGCTGCTCGGCACCCGGTTCATACCGTGGCAGACCCATGCCGCGAACCTCGCCGGCACCCTCACCGACCGAGGCCGATTCCGATACCGGCGCGTGGTGGTCATCGTGCCGCGTCGTGCCGGCAAGACCAAGCTCGTGCTCGGCTACGCGCTGGCCGTCACCCGCCGCCGTCGCATGGCGAAAGCGTTCTACGCGTCGCACCGTCGCGAGACGTCGGCGGCCATGTGGCGCGACGACTGGTTCCCGGCGCTCGAGGCGTCACCGTTCCATCCGCGCTATCTGCACCTGCGCCGGTCGAACGGTTCCGAGTCGATCAACTGGAAACACAACCGGTCGATCGTGCGGCTACTGCCACCCGACGGCGACGCCATGCGTTCGTTCGGTAGCGATCTGGCGTTCGTCGACGAGGCCCGCGAATTCTCGCTGATCGCCGGTGAGGACTTCGAGGCCGCCGCGTTCCCAACCCAGGCGACCGGCCACGGCGGTCAGTTCTGGATCGTGTCGAACGCCGGCGACATGTCCGCGGCGTGGTTGCGCAAGTGGCGCGACATCGGCCGGGCGTCCGTCGCCAACCCTGACTCGCAAGTGTGCTACCTCGAGTACGGCGCACCCGACGGCGCCGACCTGGACGACGAAACCCAGTGGCCGTTGTGGCACCCGGGGCTCGGCTACCACGTCGACATTGACGCGCTGCGCGCCGACCGCGAATCGATGCGACCGGATCAGTTCGCCGCCGAGTATCTCGGCGTGTGGCCCGAGGCGATGGTCGACCACCCGCTCGTCGACGCGTTCGCCGCCACCGTCGACCCGGCCGCCGAGCTCGCGTCGCCGATCGTGCTCGGCCTCGAGCTCTCGTTGGACCGCGACCGGTTCGTGATCGTCGCCGCCGGCAATGACCAGCGCGGCCGCGGCTGTGTGCTCGAGGTGATCGAGGACCGCCCACATGGCCCGTGGGTAGTCGGTCGTGTCGGCGAGCTCGCCCGCGCCCATCACGTCGCCGCCGTCGTCTGGGATATCGCCGGCCCGGTCGGCGCGCTCGCCCCTGATCTGCTCGACCTGGCCGCGAACTGCCTGCCGTTGCAGACCCGCGCTGTCACCGCCGGCGCCGGCGCTTTGCATGACGCCGTGTTGGCAGGGCTCGTGTGGCACCGCGGCGATCCGGTGATGCTCGAGGCGTGCGCCAAGGCCCGACGTCGTGGCGCGCTCGGCGCGTGGCTGTGGGACCGCCGCGAGCCGGCCGCGCTCCCCTGGCTCGCCGGATCGATCGCCCGATGGGTCTGGTCGGACCAAAACCGGTCCGCGCCGACCATCTCGTGACCGTTTCCGGTTTTGGGCACCGCCCGGAGACGCCCAAAACCGGAAATGCCCGCACCCGTCACCCATTTCGGGCTGCTCGAGGCCCGGAGACGGCAACGTAGCGGCCGATCATTGACCACGAAAGTAGTTACTGCAACGGTTGCGGGCCGTGCGTCGTCGTCGTCAGATCGCCCGTTCCGAGGCGCGACTGCTCGAGATGATCGACGAGGTGATCGACGCCCGGTACAGCACCGGCGATCTGACGCCGTGGGAACTGCCGATCGTGGTCGCTTGCCGCCGAGTACTCGCCGACACGATCGCCCAATTCCCGCTCGTGGCGATGACCGCCGGCCAACCGCGTGATCCGCAACCGCCGGTGGTCATCCGACCCGATCCGCTCGAGCCGGTGTGGCTGTCCAAGGCGCGGATCGTCGACAATCTGACCAAGGCCGGCCACTGCTGGCTGATGCCGACGGCGTGGGCGGCCGACGGGTGGCCGAACACCGTGCGGATCGTCGACGGCCCGCGTGGCGCGGCCACGTTCGACGTCGACGGCCGCATCCTCGAGGTGTCGATCGCCGGCAAGTCCTACGGCATCGGCCCGGGCAACGGTGAAGTGATCTGGCTGCCGTACCAGGTTCCGTTGGCCGGCTCGGTCGGTGAGCCACCGTGTCGCGACTGCTGGCGCGCGATGGAGTACTTGGCCGCGCTATACGACATGGCCGGCTCATTCTGGGAGGCCGGCTTCCCATCACTGGCGCTGATGGTCGCCCGCCGTCTCGACCCGGACGACACAAAGAAGCTCAAGGATCAGCTGCTCACCTCGTGGGGCCGCCGCCACGAGCCAACCGTGATCGACAACGGCGCCACCCTTGCCCCGGTCGGCTCGAACGCCGTCGACGCGCAGCTCGTCGATTCGATGCAATGGGCGAACGCCGAAGTAGCGCGGGCGTTCGGTGTCATGCCGTCGATCGTCAACGTCGCCGGCGGCGACTCGCTCACCTACTCGACGACGGAGGGCGAATTCATCAAATGGCGTGCGATCGGTCTGGGGCCGTACATGGCCCGGATCGAGGCCGCGTTCACCGATCTGATGTGGTACGGCACCACCGCCCAGTTCGACACGACCAACTTCGTGCCGTCCGACCTGGCGACACAGGGCGTCTACTTCAATCAGGCGCTCGGCGGCCAGGCGTGGCTCACCATCGACGAGGTTCGTTTCATCACCGCCAAGTTGCCACCGATGCAACAGGCCGCACCCGCCCGGCAACCGCCGCAACTCGGCGCCGACCGACCATTGAGGAGCGTTTCATGACCACCGCCATACGACTACAGATCGC